GCTATAGCCTGTGTTGTTACTATGTCTGCCATATTAATTGTATCCCGTTTCTTTGTGACATTCTATTACTAAGTTATACTTTTCTACAGTATCATCACTATTTAATAGAACATCGCCTATTACATCTTTAATTTTTTGTTCGTTTGGTTTTAGCCCCCAATTGCCTCGACCAGATAATACAATCTTTTTGGTTGTATCATTTTTAAAATAAACAGTTACTTGTCCTGTACCCTCAACTTCGTATTGCATATTTGCAATTGAAACTTTAGGTTCACTTGTTGCATTATTAGAATTAGTCACATCTACAAGTTTTTGTTGAAACTCACTTCCAACACCATTTGAATTTACAATTATATGAAACGCATCATCAACTAATTTAGTTGTTGTAATTGCCATAATTAAAATCCAATATGACCAGATGTACTATCGTAGAAAGTTTTTGATAACTCACCACGCTCTTTAGTTTGACCTGCTTTTCTTGTTTTAATATAAACTTGTACTGTTCGACTATCACTAGGATGTGTATATGTTCTTATACCACCTGAAATGGTTGAGTTAGCGCCGTCAGCTGAATCCGGATATGTGTCGCTAATCGTAGCGGCATTATCATATTCCCAAACACCGTCTGAACCTGGAACTGTTACCCACGCCATCTTATTCTCCTAGTCTTTCGTCTAATTCTTTATCAAAATAATCATAAAGTTTTTGAGTATTAATATTATGAAACTCGGCAACTTTATCTACCGATTTTTCAAATTTTTCTATAATATCTCCAGTTGATTTTTCAATCAACTCAAACACATCTTTGACCGCCTCTTTCATTAAAGGCGACAATGTACCATATGATTGAGAATCAATAAAGTCTTCTCTTTTCAAATTACTGATTCGTTGGTTCATTGGTTTGTGTTAAATCAATTTCTGCTTGACCATCATTACCTTGAACGCCTGTATTAACAGAACCATCTTGGTTAAATGTTCCTGGGTCAGCAATCTCTGGTTTAGGGTCACTAAAAGATTGTGCTTCAATTGTTCCATTAAACATAGTAGCAGCCATTTCTTTTCTTTTAATATCCAATTGGTCACCTACTTTATCTCTCAAAGCAGCTTTAAAAGCATCGCCAGCTTCTACATTATTACCTGCTTGTAATTGGTCGATAAATGTTTTTGTGTGTTCACTCATATTTTTCTCCTTTATACGGTATCATTTACATCAGCTTGTGGTGCTGAAATAATACCATCATCAATTTCTTTCTTAATTTGATTATCAATATCTTCGATATCTTTTTCGTTTTGTTTAAGAATATTCTTACGAACATACTCAACTGAATAAAATTTACCGATATAATCACGCATTTCATTTGCTAATTGTAATCGTTCTCTCATTAACTCAGTATGTTTTAATTCAGCAAAATGGCCATCTTGTAAGAAATCATATGAAATATGTTCTCTTATTTCTCGCCAGTCTTCTTCGTTAATAACACCTTTTAATACTAATTGTGTTCTTAACAAATCATTAAATAATTCTGTAAACTTCTTTCTTAATCTTTGAACAAATTTAGTAAACTTTAATTCATCTCTTGTAATTTCAGATGCTCTACCTAAATTAAAACCAGAGTTAGCTTCTAATCTACTTACTGGTACATTCAAAGAACGATATAATTTACCTCTAAAGTATTCAATGTCTGCAATCTCACCTAAGTTTTGACCGCCAGGTAAAGTTGTAATATCAGTACCTCTACCACCTTCTCTACTTGGTAACCAGAAATCTTCCAACATAGACATATAGTTTCTGTCATCTCTAATTTCTCCAGTAGAAGCATCATAGACAAGTTTATTTCTATATCTTGCCATAACATCTCTAAGGTATTGTTCAGCCTTAACTTTAGGTAAATTACCTACATCAATTTTGAAAATTCTTCTTTCAGGGGCTCTTGCAATTCTGTAAATAACAGTTGCGTCTTCAATCATTCTTAACTGATTGACAGGTTTAATCGCCTTATGTAAATAAGACAAGACCATATTTTTAGTTTGGTCAATTAATCCTGATGGACAAAATGCAATAGTATCAGGTGCAATTTTGATACCGCCTGATGTTGTATTGACTACACCTTTTTCATTGAACAAATAGTATTCAACAAACTCATCAACAACATTTAACATATTAGGACCTGTTACACCTTCAGGTCTTTTCTTTCTTACTTCTCGTATTCTTTTAATCTTACGAGGGTCTAAGTATTTTAATTCTGTAATTCCTAACTTAGGACTATTTCTGTCAATAATCTTTTGGTAGAAAATACGGCCATCAATGTACCATCTTCTAAAGATGTCGTGGCCTTTTGTGTTAAACTGCATTAGTCTTAACACTTCTTGGAATTCGTCTTCGATTTTTCTTCTTACATCTTTACCATAAGGCAAATTATCTACATTCACTCTCACGGCTTCTCGGTTTTCATTCGCAACGATAGCTTCATTGACAATATCTTCAATTGCCAAATCACACTCTGGATGCAATGAGATTTCTCTATATCTTCGGATTAAATCAGCTTCTGTTTTAGCCGTACCTTCCATATCCAGGTACTGACCAAAATAGCCGCCAGCGGCGATGGTTTGTGTACCATCGTCCGCTGGAGCTACAGTAAAGCTTTGTTTTGGATCCGACTCTTTTTTAAGTCTTGTGATAGAAAATCCAAATAGTTCAGCCATTATATTACCTCTTAATAATTAATTATAGTAATACTTATCCACTCAGAATTAAGTGGTTGTATTACTTTCAAAGTATTGATACGCAAAAGTTACCGAAAATTCTTCGATAGCAGTTGCTTCATCAAAGTTCAAATCAATAGCAGCAATGTTGATTGGATACAATCCTCTTAAAGTATAAGATTTAATTGTATTTCCGTTTCTATCTAAGTGGTCAACAAAAGCATCAACTTGATAGTCAACTGGATTTGTTAATCCTTCGTTGTCTGTCATATTGTTGATACCATTTTGCCATCTTTCGAAAGCATTTCTTAACTTAAAGTTTGTATCGTTAAGAACAGTTACGGACCAATCTTCAAAGGTTCTATCACCAGCGATTTTAATTTGTCTGCCACGGAAAGGAACATTGATGTTCCCTACTACCATTGCAGGAATTGTAGTCGCTCTACATAAAAAAGCTAAGTCTTCGATTTCACCACCCACAGCAGCGTAACCTGGAAAAGGCATAGTTACCTTAAACTGGTTTGCTCTTGCACCACCGCCAGCGAGTTTAGCTTTAAAATCGTTAATATTAGGCATTTTATTTTCCTCCTGTTATTAACCAGCTACTTCGTCAAAGCTGACGCCAGTTCTAGTTGCTACGAATTGTAATGTGATAAAGTTGATACTTCTTGCTGGTTTAATGAAAATCTCAGCAATAAATTCATTTCTATCAATTACTTCGCCTGTGTTGTTAGTTTCATCACACACTACTAAGAAGTCTGTGATACCTCTACGACCTTGTACCTCTCTAAGGAAAGGCTCTACAATGTTTCTAAAGTTCGCTCTTGTAAATTCATCATTGAATTCAAACAATTGAAATTTAGAAGCAGTTGAAATTGCCTTCTCTAAAGTGATGAACAGTCTTCTTACATTGATTCTATCAAATGCACTTGGTGAAGATAAACCAGTTTTATCACCGAATAAAACAGTACCTTGACCTGGGAAGGTTGATACCGGATTTACTCTCTTAGGATATAATTGGTCTCTTTGTGCTTTTGTAGGATTGTAAGCAAGTTTAACTGCGCCTCTAACAGTACCTCTATTGAAGCCTGCTGGTGAATACCAAGCATCTGCAATAAGGTCAGTTCTAGCCGCTAAGCCTGCCATATCACCGTTTAACGGTACATATCTGTAAACATCATTGTATCTGTCGTACATATATTTGTAACCAGAGTCAAATACAACATAACTTGAAGAACGAATATTATCAAAGAAACCGATAACATTTGTTGTTTGTGTATTTGTGTTAGTTACATTGACAACATCACTTCTTTGTGGAGAAGCAAAAACGATAGCGTCTTTTCTTTCTTCAGCAATTGTGATTAGATTGTCAACATGAGTTGTACTACCAGAAGGACCAGCAATGATTAATCCAACATCAACTGTTTCGCCGTCTTGGAACTTCTCGTAAGCAGTTTTAAGTTGGCCAGTAGTTACTGTTGAACCATTAGAACCACCTGAAAGTGAATTGTTTGTTGGAGCAGTCACAGCTGTGTAAGTTGTACCTGAAGCTGCTGTTCCCCAATTTGATCCGCTTGCATTGTGGTCAGTCCACCAAATGTATTTTGATTTAGTCGAAATAACATTTGGATAATAGTTATCATCTCCTTGTGGAGTTTTTGCATCAGAAGCTTTTGATACTTTAGAAAAAGTTTCTAATACTGTACCAGGAACACCTGAAATGCCACCATCTTCGTCAACGACTACAATGTGCATCTCATCATTACTTCCGTTTCTTGTAGAAACATAAGTTGAAGTGCCTGGAGCACCATCTACTGAATCGTAGTATCTCCATCTTCTTTTGATTGAAGCATCATCAACAATAGCAGATTTTAAACCGCCAGCACCTCTTGGATGTTGAACGATTGTTAAATCATTTGTTGAAATTGCTGTTACTCTATATTTGTCTCCTGAGTCAAAGTCTGAACCAGAAGCAGTAGTTGAAAATTCAATGATGTCGCCAACATTGAAATCTGTGCCATCATCAACAGTTACGGTTGTGTCGCCAACTGCTGTTGTGTCATCTACCTTACTTGTCGCTGTTTCTTCATAAGCGGCCGCTGAAGGACAAGTAGAAACAAGTAAGTTGTTTCCATATGTGCCTGCGCTTCGAGCTACAAAAGTAGCCGAGCCTGCGTTGCCACCTGAAGCATAGTTATTTTCGTAGTCATCTGAATTCTTAATCAAAACACCAGTTGATGATGTTGTTGCATTAACGGCAGATGTTTGGGTAGCTCGTACTACTC